CCAGTGATGAGCGGTGACAGCAGCCGGTCCAGGTCATAGACCCTGACCACGCCATCCACGGGCGTATAGCTGCACGACAGCACCGTTGACCCGCCAGCATCGGCGATCGACAGCGACAATGTGGAATTGGCAGAGAACACCACCACGTCAAGGTCACTGACGAACAGATAAGACGATGATATATCAGCGTAATTAATCATATTGCGAAATTAGCGAGTAATCGGCAGTGGTGAAAAGACAGAGCGAGGCTGCTTCACAGCAGCCCCGCACCGCAATTATTAGCTTTTATCTTAAATCCCATGAATAATACAAGAAAGTATTACTGTCTGTTTGCGTCGCAAAGTTACGATATATTTTTGGTTTACCAAATATATATCTTAGAAAAGCGACGACTGGAACAGGAACCAGCCGCCGCTCGAGCAAAGGATTAAGTGTTTAGTTGGCTTGTATCATAGCCCATGTAGGGTAAACGGTGGATACGCTCACTTCATAGCCCAGGCGCCACATGACGGTGGATATCAAGTTAAGGTCTATCGTCACCATGTCGGCCAGCGTGCTCTGAATCTCGGCAGTGGTTTTGTATTCCACATCATCGCCGTCATAGGTAGCCGGGCGATAGTTCATCAGCCATTGCAGCAACGGCATCATCTCTTCTTTGGCCTCACCGTTTTTCACTGCATCCATATTTTTGTGCAGCACCTCCAGATAATTATCGTAGCTCATTCGTCACCTCCTTCCTTATCCATCTGTTTCAGGAAATAGCCGATGGCCTTGTGGTAGCGTCTCAGGTCGCGCAGCGACGAGAATTTCGCCTGTCCCGCGCCATGGTCCAAGTCTACCGTGTAAACCTCGCAGCCAGGTTCGTCCGGGTCATCGGGATAGACATCGTGTGAAATCTTCACCTCTAGCTCATGAGGATAAGTGAAGGTCACGCTCTTCTGGCAGGTTATGCTTCGTTGGCTCATACGCTGGCCACCCCCTTTCTCGCTGTCATGCGGGTCATGCCCTTGTAGTCACTGTTGATGGTCCAGCGGTCACCGTCCCAGTTCTGGAACTGGCGGTTACCCATGAAGTCTCCCAGGTAGTCCCACTTGTTGATAGCCCGGTTGAAGGCCTGCACCGTCAGGCGCTGGCGCTGACTGGTGGCCATGGTGTCGCCCAGGCGGCGGATATCCTCAAACGTGCACTCCTGGTCAACGGCCACATGCCTGCCGTTGAGCAGCTGGAAATGATGCTTCTTGGTGTTGTTCATGCCTCACCTCCTTCCTCCGGCTCAAAGGCAAGAGTGCCTGACTCCAACTTATCCATGTCAATCTCCCCGGCAAGGGGAGCCAGCAAGATGACTGCAGCCTTGGGCTGGCCGCTCATCGATGTGGGGTCGCCGCAATAGACGGTGATGTGGTTCACATCTCCCTGCAGCGCGTAGGATTGCACAATCAGCGGACGGGTCCTCGGGAACTTCTTGTCCAGGATCTTGCAGTAGTCTTTGATGGCCTTAACCAGCGCTATCGCGGGCTTTTTCCCCTTGATGAGCTTATGCTTGAACCGCATGACGTAGTCATTAACCAGTATGCTTTTCTGGTTTTTGGCATTGTAGGTAATGACCTCTTTGCAGATATAGGTCTTCATTGGTCACCTCCTTTCTTCTTGTCCCTGGCGACCTTCAGCTGGCAAAGGCGGCAGTAGGACTGATATCCGTTCCCCTTGGAATTGAACATGCGCAGCGGCTTGAATTGGCCACAGCAAGAGCAGCGCTTCTTCTCGGGCTGAATCTCGTTTACCATCAGCCCGTCCACTCCACGCTTGAAGGTGCAGGCAAGGCCTTCAGCTGAGGTAAACTCGCCATTGCCATGGAATGTCCCCAGGTAACGCCATTCACCAGTGAGCGAGACACCAGGCTTTGCCGGCTCATACATGCAGACATTGATATCGCCATGTTTAGTGGCCGCTGTGTCGCCATACTCGAGACACATATTCCTGTTGCCACTCAACTTGTGAATCTCCTTGAGGTTCACATAAAACTTGAAATCGGCTGTCATGCTTCAGCACCTCCTTCCTGGTCCTCACGTTCTTGGCGAGCGGCGGCACGGTTGTCATCCACTTGCTTGATGTACTTGTCGCGCAGGTCCTCCATGAGTTTGTTGTAGTGTTCACAGATGGCCTTGCGGTCGTCGGCCGTGAGCTGAGCGCGGTCATTGAAGCGGCCTTCTGCATCGGCGAGCTTCATAATCTCCTGACGGGAGAGACCGATGCGCTGCGCTTCCAGGTTGCTGATGCGGGTGGTGAAGTCGTCAAGGTCGCCCATCCCCTCGGTCGGGGCGTCGAGCTTCAAGGCGTGGCGCAGGTCGGCACGCTTATCCTTCAGGCGCTCAATCTGAGTCTTGAGGTTGAGACGCTGCAGGGCGAATTGTTCTTTGATGCTGGTGCGCTCCAGCGTGTAGGCGTTCTTGATGATGCGGTAGCGCTCATCCACCTCGTGCAGTTCCTGGGCCTTCTTGTTCATCAAGGCTTGACGGGCACGGGAATATTCAGCCTCTGTGCGTTGATTGCGTACTGCAGCCGGGCTGGTCCAGTCGTTTTGTTGATTGCCGGTCATCATAACTGGTCACCTCCTTTCGCGATGTCTATGATCAAAGTGATGGCTAGGTGCAGCACCCAGGCCAGGACTGCCATGGCGGTCATGGTGGTGTGCTGCCCGCTGATGAGCCAGCAGAACAGGCAGACCAGGGCAATAGAGGCCGGCAAGATGTTGATTCTTGTGGTAAATAACTTCAGCACGACGTGACCCAGTGCTGTGGCCAGCGCCTCGATGGGCGCACTCTCTCGGTTGATTTGATACGTTGTGTTCATAACAACTCGATGTTTGTTAGCATTAAACATTAGGTGTTAATAATAAACAGAAAATGGCTACCATTTTCGTGTGCTAACAAACATCGAGTTGTCGTCCCGAGGGAGCGCCAATATGTTTCACGAAAAGGTAGCCATCTGGCTATATATCCGGGCATAAAAATAGCCCGAAGCGGTTCGAGCGTATTACCGACGCTCCGCAGGTGACGACTAACGCCAATGTTTGTTAGCGCTGCAAATGTACAATGCCCGTTGTAAATGTACAAGCAAAAACGCCAGAAAATTGCCGAAATATGTTTTATAACATAAAAATCGGCAAGAATTCCGTGAAATTCCGCCGATTTTCCGCGAGTTTTCCGCGAAAACTATAGATTAAGCAGATTTAAACCTGCTTAGTTTTATCGATGGGAGGTATAAAGCCGCGCACGCGCTCTTCGTTCCTAAAGGCCGACGAAATGAACAGGCAAGCCTCCATCATCTCGGGTTCCTCTATATCATTGGCAAAGCTGTTGTCCCAGACAAGGCACTCAGCGGCGCAAAACTGCTCGAGCACATAAGAGACAGCCCGACTGTGTTTGCGGTCAACATAGCCGATGAATTTACGATCGCTATAGACACGCACGGCATATTCATCATGCTCGTTGTCCGGTTCAGGCTTTAATTTCAATTCATTGCCGGGAGTCAGGCAGATATATTCATCTTGAGCCGCCTCGCTCCTATATGTGCCGCCTTTTACCTCAAATTTGATGCGCCACAATGACGTCAACCCATCTTGAGCTACAATTTTGTCACGAAGCTCTTCATATTCCTTTTGCCGATCTATCAACGAAACTGGGACTTCTGTTGTCTCAACCAAATCTTGAGCGAGTTGTTTAACATCGTCCTGTTTCGGATTAGATTTAGATGATGATGTTGCAGAAGAATCGCTATTAAGACCTTTGTAGCCAAACGCCAAAAGAGCAACCACGACTAAGATAATGAGTAATGCAATTAACATAATCCTACAATTTAATAAAGTTACACACCGCAAAGATAATAAAAAATCCCACAGGAGGTCAACCCTGTGGGATTTATCAAGCGAAGCGGGGTTCTACAGCTGCTTGTAGATGTTGATGAAGTCAATCGACGTGCAGCCAGACAGCCGCTCTGCCATCTCTGATGCCTCGGTGAAGTTGTGGGCTTCGACCTCGAAGCGCTCAACGTCGCCGTCAAGAGAGGTCACCTCAATGAAAAAGGTATTGAGCGCGTGAGAGCGGCGACCTTTAAAAGCGCTGGAACCAGCCGCGTTGGCGGGCGAACAAAGGAATGATGTGTTGATAGGATGTGTCATAATAAAAAATGATTAAATGGTGAATAAAAGCATTGATCACGTTGTCGCGTTTGACCTTTGCCGCCAATCAAGAGCCGCTCAACCAGCAAGGTTTATGGCCATGAATACTACCCGCACGGGTGGAGATTCTGAGCCATAACGAAGCCTGACCTTGCAGCCCAAGGAGCGGCACTACCTTTGCGGCGAAAGTCAGCAGCGACAATCAATGCCCACCATCTAATCATTTCATGGCACTAGACTATCGTCATCATTCCACGGCCGCCAACCGGTGGTCACAGCCTACATATAACCCCGCAAAGCGGAAGCAGCCGGAACGGCTGCCGTGGCGATGTCGATGATGAGCGACGGCAAGCGAAAGGATGCGAAGCGGTGAGACCTGGAGCCCATGCAGCACAGGACACATGCGGCCGAGTGCAACGAGAGTGACGGGGTGGTACGGAGGGGAAGGAACGGCGAGCCAGCGAGGGAAGAGACTGAGCAACGTGCCACCCGGTCACGTGCCCCACGTGCCCGTCGTGAAGCATGATAGGCTCGAGGTTGTGAGCGAAGCCGACAAGCGCAGCCATCGCCAACAGCGACATCGGGGCGTGGGGTTGGGCACAAAAAAAAGTGAGCGGGCATCACTGCTAGCTCACCGTGTTGTGTTAACTTTATTAAAATTGTCTTTAATTAAACTCAACGTGAAAACACTGCAAAGGTAACATATATTTTTGGTTTTCCAAATATATTTTGATGGTCAAGTATAAAAAATGCCCCTAGATGGTAGGGGCAAGTTAATCAGTCTTTCTTGGCTTCACCCGTCTGGGTGATGGCAAGGAAGATACCAGCCACCACGACAGCGCCCATGCTCTCGAGGTGTTCAACCATGTTAGCGAAGCTGCTGCCCTTGGTGATCACGTCATCGAAGATGACCACCTTGCGGCCATTGAAGAACTTCGCATCGAATTTGAGGACCGACACCTTGGAGATAGACTTGCACACCTTGTGTTCGTGCAGAGCCAGCCGGTCACCCTCGACCTTGATGTGCTTAAAAGCGTTAGCCATCTTGGTTGCTTTGCATACTTCACCCGCGAACTGCTCGTAGCGCATACAGGTTCTCTCCTGGGTGCTTGCAGGGATGCAGACCAGGGTACAGCCTTCGAGACCGGGCAGGTTCTCATCGAGCGTCTTGCTGACCCACTGGGCGACCTCGCTAGAGGTGCTCACGTCGCCGTCCTTGAATTTCCAAACCTTCTTGCGGATGCCCCAGGCTTGTCCTGTAGCCTGCACCGAGGTAGGGATGTAGGTGTAACGTGCTGCCATGAAAATGTTGTCGTTGTTGACAAAAGCTGAAGTGTTGTTGATGCGTACCATAATAAAGAATGTTTTAGTGAGTTAATATTTTTTATTGACACTGCTTTGTGGCGAGCGATGTTAGTGACTTCCAGCAAGGGTTGACCGACAAATTACTACCCCATCGGGGCTGGAGAATTTATCGAGGCAACTCGACATGGCCCTTGCCTGTCACGTGTCGCCGCAACTTTGCGGTGGCTAATAAAAAATGACTCACTGGACATTCATGGTACGCATCACCCTCACGGCAGCCACAACGGCACCCATCACCAGGCAGCGGCATCCCTTCCCGTTGCAGGCAACCACGGGCATCCCTTCAGTAAAAGAAATTCAAAGGCGACGTAGCACAAGCCCAATGGGCCAGAGCCGATGGCAACCAGCCCGTTGAAGCACCCAAGTCTGCAGCCCACAGGAGAGAGCCAGCGTCACGGCAATGAGCGGGTGACCACCGCTGATGTGCGACCAAGCAACACATCAACACGGGGTGAGCGCGAGAGGGGAGCAAGTCCCAAGGTGCCCGTCCTCATGGTTCTGAACAGCCAGCATGGTAACACCAAGGGCGCATCACATAACACCCGAGCGTCTGGGCCAAGCGGTGGCTATCCTTTCAAGTACTTGAAGAAATGGAAACAACTGGAAAGATTAACGCCTACCATATAGACAAAAAAAATGACGCGACCATCACTGGCGGCGCCATCAAAGAGTATACCAAAATGCTATCTAATAAACAACCCAAAAAACAGTTTACCACGAGCTGGTGACACCCATTGAGAATGCCACCTTGGGAAAGCGCTCACAGCCGATGCACAGCGTGTCGAAGGCGTCGCTGCCGTCGGTACGGGCTTCCAGTTTATCCTCCTCAGTCTCGGCAAGCTTCTCTCCACGTTTATCTTTGCCGCCATTATACACACCGGCTGTCTGTATCGACACCAGCAAGTCCTCGTTGTTCTCACGGTTGATCATCACCTTGAGCTTTGACTTGCCCGCCAGCATGCGGTTGATGAGCAGCTGCTTCTCGATGTGGCGCATGGGCTTGCCGATGTAGACTTCATTCACGCGCCAGCCCTTGCTACGGAAGGCATCCTTTATGACCCACCTGAAGTCCTGGTCATTCACGGCATAGTTGCTGCCCAAGGCGGTGCTATCGTAGTAGAAGACCACCTCCTTGCGTTTGTGGTGCCTGTAGTAAAGACAGAAGTCACTCACCAGCTCGGGCAGTTTGCGCTCGAACTTCACAAAGAATGACTTCAGTACAAGCAGCTGACTCTTGCGAGGCTGCCCGGCAACGAGCCAGTTGATGTTGGCATTGTAGTCAAACGCGATGGCGATGGGCTGGTTGGTGTCCACGTCACTGTCGGCCAGTGAGCACGGTTCCTTGATTTTGTCAAACTGGTACTCCAGGTCATCCAGGTAACTGAAGTTGGCAGCGCTGTACTTGTTGCCTTCGGTCATCGAGTTGTAGAAGCCGTCACGGGCGATGCCGATGCGCTTGCACAGTACCGACGTCTGGAACGTCAACGGCGGCAGGTCACGCTTCAGCTGGTTGATGAACGCCTCACCCAGCACCTGCATATTGTAGATGGTGGAGGCTTCACGATAGTAGGTCGCCACGCTACGCATGCGGCACAGGTCACGGTGCAGCGTGCTGATCTTGGAGCGGATGGATCGGGACGGCTCTTTCCCCGCAGCCACCATTTCACGGATGTGCTTCTCGTAGCGCCAGATCTCATACACAGTGCCCTGGATGAGTTGTATCAGTTCCTTGTCGCACTTCTTTTCATAGTCCAGGAACCAGGAGCCCTTCTTGGTCACCGGCATGTCGCTCGTGATGAGCATGCCATGGTGGAAGTAGTGCTTGCCGAAGTACTGACGGTTGCCACGGTTGGCAGGCAGCGTCTCATCCTTGAGCTGTTCAAAGTTGATGAACTTCGCCTCATCGATATCCAGCGCGTCATAGGACTGCGAGTTTGACGTGCCGGCACGATCCTGAGAGATGATGAAGCCGATGCTTCCGTTGTAGAAGCTCAACACATTCTCGTAGTTCTCCGGCTTGAAGATAGGTTCAGGCCATCCCCAAGCCTTTGGCGGCTTGATGCCGATGCACCAATGGATGTTCCGCTTGTACCCAAGCGTCTCCCAGTGCGTCAGCATCGACGGCAGCGTGTTGGTGAGCGCACGCTTACAGTTTGGCGAGACGATGCCCGTGATGGAGCCAGGCATGCGCTGCATGTTCCTGAGGTTCCACATCGCATGGATGACACCCTTGCCCAGGGCACGCCCGGCACACAGGACGGTATCCTTTGCGCCGGTGTAAATCACCTCCTGTTGGATGTCATTCATGTAGAACGGCTTCGGTTCAATCGGCTTCATCGTCATCAGTTTTTTGAGGGTGAAACAGATCGTCAGCATTAAAATCAACCGGTTCAAACTCGACATCCTCCACTTCCTCGCTCCAGTAGGACTGAATCTTCTTCTGGATCTTCTCGCGGATGTTCGGCACCGGCTTGAAGCCCGCCACGCTCGGGTCATCAGTCGGCTTGAACGGCTGGGGAATAATCTTATCGAAGCCACGATCGATAAGGTCTTCCTTGTCAAGCTGGGTATATTTGGCATACTTGTCGG